TATAAAGGCAGCGCTGATAATATGCCTGAGAATATGAGAGTAGGTGTTAATCACGTTATATTCTTACCTGAAAATCCTGACCAACCTGTCAATAGTGAATTTGGCTTTGCTAATCCAGGTTCCGATTTATCTGGTATTAGACAATTTAGAGAATCATTTCTAGCAGCTTTCTTATCAGCTAGAGGATTAGATACATCAATTATAAGTGGGGATTCATCTGTTAAGACTGCTACAAGTGGAATTGAGAAGATGCTTCAGATGATTGAAAAGTTTGAAGCTTCACAAGACGACTTTAGTTTATTTAGTGATGCTGAGCAGAAGTTAGCTAGATTAATAACTGCATGGATAAACTCTTTAAGATCTGAAAGGCTTAATGGTGAACTAATACTTGGTGAAACATATCAGATTAATCTACCTGATCCTAAAGATGTAACAGTAAATGTTGAGTTTGCTAAACCTGAGATGATTAAAACAGATTCAGAAGTACTAGATGTATTACAAAAAGAAATCGATATGGAGATTAGTTCTAGAGTACACGCTTTAATGGAATATAAAGGCATGACACTAGAGCAAGCTAAAGAGCGAATCAAAGAGATTGATGAATTAGAAGGATTTAATGCCAATGGATCAACCGAAATACTCGAAGAAGGAAGTTTCCCAGAAGTTCAATCTTAAGAAGCTTCTAGGTTACTCACCTAGCGAAAGACAGAAAGAATTATTCTTTGAGTTAGCTGTTAATAAAATGGTTCAAAGAACTGCAAGCGGTCAAGATATTGATGGTAAAAAGTTTACTCAATACACTAAAGATTATGCAGCTAAAAAAGGTGTATCTAGATCATCAGTAGACTTAATTCTAGATGGTGACATGCTTAATTCAAATATCAAAGAATCTAAGCAAAAGAATATAGTTAAAATTAAGGTAGAAGATGGTGTTGAAACGCTTAAGTCTTATAACCACAATGTGGGTGATACTTTACCTACTAGAACTTATTTCGGATTTAAAAGCGAGAAAGATTTATCTGATGTATTAAACGAAGTAGACACTGCAAAAGAGTCAACAAGTAGACAAGTAATAGAAGGCATTAGCAACTTAGCTGAACTAAGAGCAGCGGTATTATCAATAGATTCGGAGTTTGAAAGTTAATGGCAAAGGTAAAAACAAAAGGATTACTAGAGCTTAGAAAGAAATTAAACTCTGTATTTAAGATAGCTATAAATAAATCTCTAAGAGATAAGAAGCTCAGGGATGATGTTGGTAAAGCTATCGTTGAAAACATTAGAAATAATCCTAATAGAACATGGTTAGCATCCCAAGTAACTAAAGAGTTTAGAGAATATTTCGAGCAATTTAATACTACTCATCCAGATTATAGAAGATCTAAAATAAATATTACATTTACAGGTGAATTATTAAATGATCTAGCCAGAAATGTTAAAGCTGACACTAATAATCTAGCACTCATTATTGAGCACAGCAATAAGAGTCACAAAAACTATAAATCAGGTGGCTTATTCAAACCAAAAAGCGTTCAAGTTACCAGCTTAAAAAGCAAGAAAACTAGAAATGTTGTTCAGAAAAAAACACACAAAGAAATATCTGGATATGTTCAGGATAAAGGATATGACTATTTACAAATAGACGACAAGACAACTAAGATTATAACTGAATTAATAAGAACAACAGTTTTTAAGTATCTAAAAGATGCTTTGAAAATAGAAAATTGACAAACCGAACTAAAAGGATTGAAAATGGAAAATGAAGAAACAAAGACTCCTGTGGAGCAAACTAATCAAGCCAGTGGCGAGACTAGTAAAGATCAAGTTGCTTATGAGACTTTTCAAAAAGTTTTAAGCGAGAAGAAAAGCGTACAATCTAAATTAAGTGAGTACGAATCTAAATTACAAGCTCTAGAAGAAGAAAAACTTGCTAGAGATGGTAAAAAAGACGAACTTCTTGAAAACTATAAGAAAAGAGCTAGTGAGCTAGAAGCTAAGTTTAATAAAACTCAGCAAACTTATGCTTGGAATACTTTAACAGGAGAAATCAAAAGGGAAGCTATGGCAAATGGCTGCTTAAATCCTGATAAATTAATCAAGCTAATGAGTGATGACGATCTAAATAGTATTGAAGTAGGAGAGGATTTCAATATTAATAAAGATGCTATTAAAGAAGTGATTGAGAGAAATAAGAAAGAAAACTCTTTTCTATTTTCTCAAGGTAATAAAGTGATTGCTAATGGTACACCTAATAAGACACCACAAGCACCACAGCTAAAAAGTGAAGAAGATTTAATAAAAGCCTATATAGATAAATTAAAATAGGCTTATAACAAGGAGAATAAAATGGTAGAGAACCCTACTGCTGCTGCAAATACTGGACAAGATTCAATCGCGTCTATGGTACAAGTAAAATTAAGAAAAAATACAATTCTATCTAACATCTTTATGGATGTTTCTAGTTTTGCTACTGAAGGTGATAAGTCGATTTCTTTCCCTTACTGGTCTAACTCTTTTTCTGTACAGAAATTAACTGGTGCTCAAAAAGGTGATGATCAAGAAGCTAACTTTGAATTAGATCAATTAAATCTAAGCGAAGAAGCTCATATCCAATGGGCAATCAAAAAATTTGATCAAGCTCGTGCTAAAGTGCCTATTCTTATGTCAGCTATTGAAGAAGCTACAAAACAACATGCTATTGGTTTAGATGCTGATCTTTATACTGCTTTAGAAGCAAGTGTAGTAGCTGGTAACACTGTTTCAGCTGGTGCATTAACTCAAGATAAAATTGTAGATATGATTACTTTAGCTAACACAAAAAGAATCCCAAGATCTGAAAGAGCTTTTATCTTCTCTAATGATTCATTTGGAACTCTTTTAAAGATTGATGGATTTGTTGATGCTTCTAAGTCTAACCTAGACATCGTTAGAAACGGTCAAATTGGTACTCTTTACGGAATCCCTTGTTTTGAATCTGACGAAGTTGCTAGTGGTAGTAGATACCTAGTACATAAATCATCTGTTGCTTACGGTTTTGGTGCAGCACCATCTTTAGAAGATGAGTCAGTAATCACTTTAGGAACTGGATCAAGAAGATGGGTTATGGATCAGCTTTATGGTGTAAAAGCTATGCAAGGTGGTGCGTTAGTTATCAAGCAAGCAGACGCTTAATAACACATGGCTGTATTCTTAGGAGACTCAAACATTGTACCTAGTAGCATTAGTGCTAATACAGCCAATGCATTAGAGAAAAAGATACATAAGTTACAAGTATCATCTGGTGCAGAATATAAATTTATAAGTTTTTACTATGATCCAGTCAGCAAGAAACATGTTGGCTGGTTCTATAAACTTAAGAATGATACTGAAATTTTACAAGGAGCTATAAATGCCAAAGTTAAAAAATGAAAAGCAATTAGCAAGATTCGATTATGATTTTGCTGTTGATGGTGGAGCAATTGGAGAAATACCTCTAAGAGCTAATATTAGCGAATTATCTACTGGTATGATTATCTCTGATATTTATATCGTAGTTGAAGAAGCTTTATCTAGTGATGGTTCACCAACTGTCACTGTTGGAAACACTGACGTAGATGGTTTCTTTGCTGATATTGCTGCGCTTGCTGGTTCTAATAATAATGTTATTAGAGTTGGAGAAGTTGCTGGTGAATTAATGTACGATGATACAAACGATCATTTACTACTTTATAGAGTAGGTTCTGATACAGATCTTAATCTGACTGTTGGAACAGCCGCTCTTACAGGTGGTAAATTAGTTGTTTATGTTGAGTTTTTCGCAAACTAATAATATTGGGGGCTTTAATTAGCTCCCTTTCTTTTTAGGATAAAATGACAATAGGTGCAATAAAAGACAGGGAATATAGCAAGTTCGTAGAATCTCCTACTAGAGGTAGCGATTCTAGTGCTGTCGAAGTTTTTGTTGGTAACATTGATCCAGTGCCTGTTGAAATTATAAATGGTGGAGCTGGTGAAACAGTAAACTCTTATGGTGAAATACTTTCTTTAGCTGGATTAGCTACAGCAACTATTGTTTTGTATACTGTGCCAATAAGCAAGTCTCTAGACCTAAAGAGAATAGATTTTAGTGGAGAAAATAAAGCTGTTTACTCAATTGATATTAACAACTCTATAGAAGCCAAAAAGAGAACATATTACACCAATTACAATGGAGAGATTACATTTAATGATTTATTGCTAGTAAGTGGAGATGTAGTTAAACTAATAGTAGAAAATAAAACTAATATTGCAGCCGATTTTAACGGCAATTTACAAGGTAGATTAAAAGATGCTTGAGTTAAAAAAGAAACTAGTTGAATTGATGAAAGTTGAATGCGCAAAGGCTGAAATGGATATGAAAATCATGGAATCAGAAGAAAACATTCAAAGATTAAAAGAAAACATGGCTAATCAAGACGCAAGAATTGATGCAATCAAACAAGAAATTGAAGAACTAAACAAATAAACAAATAAACAAATATAGAGAGGAGTAAATTATGGCTGATTACGATAGTTCATTACCAGTAAGAACGGAAAGCGCTGGCGATATTGATGTGTTTATTTCAGACGCAACAGTTTCAACACAAAAATTAAAAGTAAATGCAGATGGCAGTATTGATACAAATTTTGCTGCAGGCTCTAAGGTAATTATCACAGATGGAACGGATGATTTAGAAATTAATGCTGACGGTTCAGTGAATGTTAAACAAGACAAGTTAGTTTTTGCAACTGATACTGTTGACGTTAGCGGCTCAGACATTACTGCAACAGTTAGTTCTACTGATTTAGACATTAGAGATTTAGTGTTTTCGACTGACAAAGTAGATGTATCTGGTTCAAGTGTAACTGTATCATCTACTGATTTAGACATAAGAGATTTAGCATTTGCAACAGATTCAATAGACGTAAGTGGTTCAGACATTACAGCGGTTGTTAGCGCAACAGACTTAGATATAAGAGACCTAAATGCGTCTATAGACTCAATTGAAGCTTATTTAAAGGATGGTTCTGGTGCTGATTATACAGCTTTGAATCCTTTGCCTGTTGAGTTCTTCGAGAATCAAACAGAATCTTTTGACTATAACCAGTCAGTAGCTATTGCAGCAAATGCATCAAGCACTCACACTTATGCAGCGCCAGCAGGGTTCAAACTTAAAGAATCTTTTATCAGTGCATCTGGTAAGATTAAAGCTGAATTAAAAATTAACTCTGTAACTGTAGCTGTAGGATTTAACTCAACTGCTAATCCAAACATTTCTTTTAGATTTGAAAAGGGATTAAATGCAAGTGGAGTTAATATTGAGATTATTAAGACTAACCTTGATAAGCAATCTCAAGATCTTTACAGCACAATTGTAGGTATTAGTTAATGGCTGATTTAGGCTTCAACCAAGCAAGTCAACCCGTTCAAATAGTCGGTGGCGATGAAATATTTGCTGCCGATG